GATTGCGCCGCATACAACTTTAATCGCCGCCGAAATAGCCACGATTGCACCCGCAAGCCAAAGAACATCCTCGGTAGTTACGTACATTCGCATGGTATCACCTCCCTTCTTGAATTTTGGCAACGAAAAAGCCACCGCATAGGTGGCATTCCGTTAATCATCTTCTTTTGCGGTCATGACCGCCATGACCTGCTCCTGCAGCACTTCCTCCAGCACGGACACCCGCTCTTCTAATGTTCCACCGGGTTCGAAATTTTCCTTATCGATAATCTCATACAGTTTTTCTAATTTTGCCATTTACTCCACCTCGTTAAGCTTCCGCACCCAGCTAACCCCATTCGGTACCGCCAGTTGCTTCGATTCATCGCTGTTCCGGAAGGCGACCGTTCCGCCGGCATCCACCGGGAGCCATTCTTGCAGGGGTTCCGGGACGGCGACCGGTTCAGTTGTTGGGGTTGCCAGTTCGAAATATATATAATCGTCTCCATATTTTTCTATGAATTTATCAACCGTATCAATTTCCGCCGGAGCCTTGAATCGGAAATAATAGCCACGCCCGTTGCATTCTCCGGGTTTGATGTTTGCGAGCTCTTCATCGATAAACGCAAATCCGGGGGTCAAGCAACTAGCATTGAAACGTTTGGCTCCAATTTCGGAATGATTTATATAAAACACGCCATTCTCGAATTCTTTGGTTTTCAATTCACTAAATTTGATTTTCCTAATGTTTCGAATTGTTTGCCCGTCGTCCATATTGATGTAGTCACGTGCCGCCGTGGTGGACCGTAGTTCCGGAAAACCTGTCGTGATGGTTTCCGCCCCGGCGGTAATAGTCTCCGTCCGGGAAGAAATG